CGGCAGCGCCGGGGTGTCAAACTCGATCACGGCGTGTGGGCGACCCGCTATTACGCGGAAATCATGGCCGGTAATGCCCGTTGACCTCGGCGCGGAGCCTGTCGACCTCGGCATGTAACCGCTGAATGCGTTCTTCCTGCTCTTTCAGCGCGGCATCATAGGAGGCCCGCGCCCGGCCGTAGGCCTCCGCATCGACCCGCAGGTTCTCCACCTGTATTTCGTTGCGGGCCGAGCGGCGCGATGCTTGGGTGGATGCCCACGCGCCGATCCCGGAAGAAATGAGGGCGATCACGGCGAGGATGACGGCCGTCCACCCCGACGACAGATCGACCCCCATCTATGTCACTCCTTGTCGGCCCACGGGTCCCGGGCCCGGCCGAGCAGGGAGATCCGGGCGGCCGGGCCGAACTGCCGTTTGGCCGGGGGCACGTAGGCGGGGCCGTCGGAGCGGGCCAGGAAGCGGCGCAGGTCGTTCGCCGCGGCGGCCGAGCGCACCTCTTCCTCGGCGGCCCCGACGAACTCGGCGAGGGACCGCAGCCCGACCGAGGTGTCGAGGTACGCGGGGGAGATCACCGGGGCCACGTCGATCAACTGTCCGGACAGCAGCGACCGTTTCGGGTAGCCCTGATCGGTGAGTCCCCACACCTCATCGGTGACCCGGAATGCGAACGAGCTGCGCTGAATGTCGCCGCGCTCCACCAATTCGACGATATCGGCGCGGGCGGCCGGGGGATCAACCTCGTAGGACAGGCCGACGTCATCCACGGAAAGGCGCAGGGTGCCGCTGTTCGTCGTTCCCAAAAGCATATCGTCCGAGTGGTTATAGCGCGCGATGACGCCGGGCCATCCCTCGGTGCGGGACCGGGAGAAGAATCCCTGTTCGACTTCCTCGACGAACCCCCCGAGATTACCGGAGAGCTTGTGGAAAACGGCCGCATAGCCCCCGATGGATCGGGCTTCCCCGCGTGTCCCGCGCACTTCCACCCGCCCCGGGGTGAATCGCCGTTCCGTCACAGTCATCAGCTCCAGGTCGAGTGTCGTCAATGGGTCCGCCCGGAGATCGGGAGGTGTGAGACCCGCATCGCGCAGGTGCGCCGCAAGGTGCGTGTACACGTCGCGGCGGTCCGCGGCGGGGAGGGTCGGGCCACTACGGGAGCCGTTCAGTGCGGCGATCACCGCCCGGCAGGCGATCACGTTGGCCGCGCCCACCTCGCCGTCCACGCCGATCTCGTGGTGCAGAGCCCGGTACGCGGTGGCCGTCTCGGCGTCCGCGCCGGGATCCACCCACGCGAATGCGCGGCGGTAGACGGCCGACCCGGCGTCGGGGCGCAGCCGGGCCTCCTGGGCGGCGTCATCCCACGGCCCGGCGCTGGTGTCGGTGTGGGTGGCCGGAATGGCGGTCTCAGTCATGCGTGTCTGCTCCTCGTCATGCCCACGGGTCCGCCCGGCGGCCTGCCAGGCTGATCTGCCGCCCCCATGGGTCCAGCCGTAACGCACTGCGCACCGGGCCGCCGTTGCTGCCCGAGGGGCCGTGTGGGGCGGGTGCGGCCCCATTGGGAGCCGTCCCGTTCCCGTTGGCGGGGTTGCCGTCGCCGGTCGGGCCCACCGCCGGGGCGGCCGGGGCGACGGGCTTGGGGAACCCACCGAGTCCGCGCGGCATCGGGGACAGCTCTTCCAACTCGCGGACCTCGTCTTTGCTCATCCATCCGTCGGTGAGCGCCAGCGAATGCGCCTTGTACCGGGTTTCGATGTCCGCGCGTACCAGGTGGTCGACGTTGAATCGCACGTATTGGCTGCCGGGCAGCAGCGGGGCCAATGCCGATTCGATGCGCCGAATGTAGGGCAGCAGGGAGATCTTCATGATTTCGAGGGCCTGCTGTTCGACGTTCGCATAGGTGATCGAGGAGCCGCCCGCCTCGCCGCCGATCAGATCGGGGCGCAGGTGGTAAATGGTGGCCACGGTGGTGGCCGTCGCTTTGATGGTTTGCAGGAATTGCGACTCGTTCGGGGCCACCGAGATGGTCTGGTAATCGAGGCCGGAGCCGAGCACGACCGGTTCCCGCCGGGCCGCGTCCCGCTTGAATCGGGCTTTGATGACGTCGGCCCGGGACTCGTCGTCGATCCGCTGATCGGTTTTCAGGATCCCGGCCGGTACGGAACCGTTCCGGAAATAGTCGCGGCCGAATGCGGCGGCAAACAGTCCCACGTCCACGGCCATCGCGAACGCTTTCACCGGGGACAGGCCCATGATGTAGCCGGGGACCGTGTAATACGGAATGTGCAGCAGGCTGGATGCGTCGATCGGCTTATTGCGGTACCGCCATTTCGGGGGGCCCTCGGCGCGGTCGTCCTCCACGGTGACGTCATCGGGATGCAGCCACTCGATCTGCCGCGGATACTCCCGACTGTCCCGGCCGGTGATCAGGCCGAACGCGTTGCCGCGCAACGCCATACTGATCACAGCCCGGTGCACCCAGTCCACAGAGGACCCGTAGATGGAGGGTTCGGTGATCAGGCCCGGTTGCGGGTCCAGCTCGGTCCGCTGCGCGCCCACCTTGCGATACGCATGCAACGGGCAGGCGCTCACCTGATCGGCCAGCAGCGACGTCGCCGCGTACACCGGGGCCAGGGTCAGCGCCCGTTCCGGGGTCACCGATGCCGCGGTGGACACCTCGCGTCCGGCCCCCCACACGTCCTGAAACGTGATCGCGCGTAGTTCCGGTGCGTCGTCATCGCGACGCTGCCACGGCCACCGCACAGACCACCTCCGGGCTGGGTAGGGGTGTTTCACGTGAAACGGGTTCAGTCCTCGTCGGTGAGGGGGCGGCACAGCTCGGCGGTCAGCACGTCGGCGGCGACCGCGAGTAGCCCGCGCTGCCCGACCCAATCCAGGCCGACCGACGCGCCGAGCACGAGAGAGGTGTCGGCGGCGGCGCCGTCGAACCGGACCAACTTTCCGATGACCATGGCTTCCACCAGGTATTGATCATCGGCGAGGGTGAGGGTCATGCCCAGTGCATCCAGCAGCGGGCCGACCGGGCTGTCTCCCATCGGGGGACCTCCTAGGGTCAATAGACGGCGTCGAGGATGTCGACGCCATCCATCGCGGCCATTGCTTCGGACATCGCCGTGATGGCCGCGGAAATCCCGTCGATCTTGTCGGCGGCCCGCGCCTTGTCCGGCTTCACCTGACCACCCGGATCGGTGGTCATCGTCAAATTGTCGAGCATCCACCGAGCCACCGGATTACCGCCATGCGTAAACGACTGCCGCAACACCAGACGCAACAATTCCTTACTCGGCGCGGACAATGTGGCGTAACCCTGCCCGACCCCGACACAGGTCATCCCGGATTCACCCAGGCGGCGGACCACATCGGTGGCCCCCCACCGGTCATAGCCCAGGGTTTGCACATCGAACTGCGCGGCGTCGGCGTCGATCCGATCCACAATCGCATCATTGTCGATGACGTTCCCGGAGGTGAGGGTGAGGATTCCCTGCCGGGCCCAGGCCTCCGCGCCGCCCGCGGTGCGCCGCGACATCACGGCCAAGCGCGCTTCCGGGAGCCAGAACCGCCACACCGCGTCATACCGGTCGGCGTCCCGGTCCGGGAACAGCCAGCACAACGCGGAAATGTCGTCCACACTGGACAGGTCGAGTCCGCCGAAACACATCCGGCCGCGCAGTGCCGTCTCGTCGATCAGCCCGGCACTCGCATCCCAATCGTGCAACCCGATGTACCGGGTCACCTGCCGGGTACGCACCCCCAGATGCAGCCGCAAATAGGTGCCCAGCTCGGCCGGGTTCTCCTTCGCCTTTTGCGCGGCCCGCTCCAGATACTCGGCGGTCGGCGAGATTCCATAGCCCGGGTTGGCGCGGCGTTGGGTGGCCGCAGAGAACGGGTCGATATGGAGTTCGGACAGTTCCCGCTCGGACCGGGCCGCCGCCCAGATCACCCCGTACGTGGTCGGATCTTGCAGGGCACCCGCGGCCAGTTGTTCGATGCGGCGACGTTTCCGTTCATACACTGTCATCGGCGCCCCGGTATCCGCCGTGGTAATCATGAACACCAACGGTTGGGATCGGGACCCGGTGCCCGTCTCGATCGCCTCAATCAGTTCCGCATCATGGAAGAGGTGCACCTCGTCGACAATGGCCCCGGCGATATTGGCGCCGTGCTGTGCGTCGGCCACGCTGGCGATGGCCTGAAAGGACGACCCGTTACGGCGGTGCACGATTTTCGCGGCGTACGCGCGTAAATGCCGTTTCAGCAGCGGGGATTGCTCCACCAATTGTTTGATCGGGCGGAAACAATACCCGGCCTGGTCCTTTGTGGTGGCCGCGGCGATGACCTGCGCCCCGGCCTCCTGATCGGCGGCGGTCAGATAAATAGCGATGGCCCCGGCGAGAGACGTTTTCCCGTTCTTCCGGGACACTTCTACCCAGGCTTCCCGGATGATCCGGATGTAGCGGCCGTGGGAATCCTGGCGGACCCACCCGAAAATGGGGGCCAGAATGTAGGCGACCTGCCACGGGTCCGGTTCGAGGGGTTCCCCGGCGAGCGGTCCGGCGACGTGGCGTAGGGCCCGGCAGACGGCCACGACCCGATCGACCCGGGCCGGGTCGAACCGGGCCCCGGGCGCGTCGGACGGTTCCGGGGTGGCGATCATCGGGGGGCAGGTGGGCAGCCCGAAACCGCGGTCTCGCAGATACCAGAACACCTCGGCGGAGATTCCCAGCGTTTCCGCGGAGGGTTCAGGCGAACGGATCCCCGCCATCCGGGAGATCCGGGGGGTGTACCGAGCCCTCGGCGGACGGGGTCAACCCGAATTCGCGGGCCCACTGCCGCAGCTCTTTCGACGCCGCATCCACGTGCGCGGTCGGGACCTCGCCCCGCTGCCACTCCTCACTGATCTTGCGGAACCGGGACCACGACATGCAGTACGCGGCCAGCGTGGCTCGGTCGATCTCTTTGAGTAGCCGCATCCGGGTCAGCTCGGGCACAATCCGCTGCCACTCGGCCGCCGCCTCATCCGAGAGCCATTCGGGTGCGTCCGGGGCGACCCGCGCGAAATTCGCGGGCGGCGCCACCTGCCGCCCCCCCGAGTCGGTGTGGTCGGTGCGGCCGTTCAGGAGCCGCAGCGCGGCGGGGCGAGGCGAAACCGGCATGACGGCTTCTCCCTCTCTTGTGTTGTCGGGCCTACTTGTCGGCGCCCTTGGACTCGGCGCCCTCGTCGGTATCGGTGTCCCCCGAATTGGAGGTGTGCCCCTCGGACTGGGTGAGGCCATCGGGTGCGCCCCCGGCCTCGACGCCGGTTTCGACCTTGTGTGTTCCGCCGTGCTGCGAATCCACCCCGGACACCGCAGCCGCGGCCTCACTGGTCTTCTCGGTTTCGGTGGACGCCTTCGCCGCGGTGGCCGCATCCACCTTGGCCTGAATTTCCTCGGTCAGATGGGAGGTGTCCTGGCCGTCATTGGTGTTCGGGCTGGTCATGCGGTGCCTTCCCAAATGTAGGTTTCTCATTCATTCGTCGTAGTCGTCGAATTCGTCGTCGTCATCGGGCCCGACCAGGGACCGCAGCGTCACCACCTGCCCGTGATGGGCGGTGCCGACGTACACCGAATGCGGGTACGCGGCCCGCACCTCGGCCACCGTGGGCAACGCCTCCCCCGTATCGCCCACCAGGGAGGCGACCAGGCGGCCCGCCTTACCGGGGGGCAGCGCCGTCTCGTCGTCCCCGACGGTCACCATCAGCCACCCCCCCGGCGACTCGTGCGCGGGCTTGGCGGGCTTGGCGGGTTTGACGGGCTTACGCATGACGCGCCTCCGGGTTGCTGGCATTCCGCCGGGTGGCCCGGCCGATCCGGTGGTCGATCATCGGCAGATAGGCGGCCCCCGACTCGACCCCGATCACCGGGAACCGCTCCAGGATCGCCGCCTCGATCGTCGTCCCGGACCCGGCGAACGGATCGAGAATCACACCGCCCGGCGGGGTCAACAATCGGGCCAACCAGCGCACCAAACCCAGGGGTTTCACCGTCGGGTGCGCCATTCCGTCCACCTTTGGCCGTTCCTTGGCCGGTGCTTTCGGCTGGTAGCGGAACGTCGGATAGAACCTGCTGGCGCCACCGCTGGACCCTTCACTTCCCGGGTTCTCGCCCGCATACGTGCCATACACCGCACCATCGGCGCGTTTACCGGGCCGCCGCATCCCGCTGGTAAGCGTGCCGCTCTGTGCGTCCAGCTCGGCCACCGCACACCCGGGCGCACACCCGGCGTCGCATTCGGGGAGATGGGAGAGCAGCACGTTCGTCGGCCACCGCCCGGCGCCGTTATCGATGATGCGCCCCTGCCCGGCGAGCGGGCCCGCCATGCTCGACGCGTTGACGCTCGGCCCGCGCGTCGTGTCCGGCCGCGGGCCCTCGGTCCGGCAGCCGTCGATGTTCAGCCCGCCGACGCCATTCGTGAGGACGTTCGCCGCGACATTCCCGGGGAACGGGCGGCGGGCGAGCACGATTTGTTCGTGCGCCGGTTTCAACGCGGTACCGAATCCCTGCCATTGCGCGGCGGCGGGAGTGGCCGGGGCGGTGATGTTGGCGTGTGCCTGTGCCGCGCGGGGTTTGTCGTAGCTCGGCTGGATCGCCGAGGTCGTGCCCCGGTTCGCGCGGGCCCGGCGGTATTCGTCGGGGCCGAGCACGATCGGTTCGGCCCCGGCCGCTTTGTCGATGGCCTTACCGACGTCGAGGGATTTGGGGAATCCCTGCCCGTGCAACCACAACAATGAATCGCGGATGTCGGCTCCGGCGTCTTCGATGGCGCAGGCCATGCGGTGGTAGGTGCGGGTCCCACCGAATGCGGCGAGGTAGCCGCCGGGTTTCAGGACGCGCAGGCATTCGCGCCACATGGCCACGTCGTAGGCGATCCCGGACCCATCCCATTGTTTCCCCATGAATGTCATTTCGTAGGGGGGGTCGGTGAGGATGGCGTGCACCGAATCGTCGGGGAGTTCGGCGAGTACGGCGCGGGCGTCGCCGTGGTGCACCGTCACTTTCACGGCGGCGGCGGCAGTGGGGCGGTCATCACCTGGTCGGCGATTTCCATCGGCAGCGACGTCTGTAACAGCCGGTAGCCCCAGTCGGCGGCGGCGTTCATTTCGGCTTGAATCAGGCGCCCGACCGGGCCGGGGTAGACGCGGAGGGCGCGGATGGCGGCGAGTCGGAAGCGGGCCCGGTCGTGTTGCTCCATCAGTTCGGGGGCGCACGTCGGGCAGATGTGCGCGGCGGCGGTCACGGCGCCTCGACGTAGGCGAACGCGTCGGCGGCCCGGGTGATCTCGTCGGCGGCCCGGGTGTGGTGTTCGGCGCACCGCTCGATCGCCGCGGACCCGTACACCTGCGACATGGTTTGCAGGTTCGCGGCCAGGGCCCGCAGGTAGTGGGCGGCGTACCGCATCGAGTCGGCGACGTAGGCCCGTTCCGTGGCCCCCAGCGGCCCGCTGCGGGCCTGCGCGACATCCCCCGGCATCAGCACCCCACCCCCCGCCGGTCACGGGCCCCAGACCAGCAGGAAACCCAGCAGCAACGCGACGCCGATCATGAGGGCGGCGACGATCGCCACCCCGCACACCGCGGCCGTGGCCAGGGTCATCCCGACCAGGTACGCGGTCCGTGGCCAGCCC